TCGGTATAGTGCATATCAGTTGATTGAGTGTCAGTTGTTAGGAGGTGAGGGCTTGGAGGTTGGTTGAACTTAGCGGCTCAGAGTAAATCGCTAGTCGCTTGATGTGGCCGTTCCATTGCTTTCCGCCCGTCGGCTGGTCGCCAATTTGAAGCGTGGTGCTTAAAACAGGCATGACGGCTGCGGTGTCGCTTTGAACTGCGCCTCCGTTGCCGCACGATTTAACGCTGTCGGTATCAACGCTAACGGCGACCCTAGTAACAGATGCCTCCTCGTTCAAATCGGCTTGCCGAACTCCTGAGTCATTAACCCAGAATTTATAGGCAGTAGAGGCCGAAGCGGCAGAGCTAAGGCGGAAAAATGTCAGATAGCTCGATGAGTCCCCCATACTAAATAGCCTCGGGTAATCACCTCGGCCACCCTCACCCTCTGCGACAATCGACACAGGTCCACCCGTGTAACCAATGTCAGCCGTGGCAACAGATAACGACTCACTTGCGCGAGTTGCGGTGCTGCCCTCGACTTTGATGTAACTGCTCGCCGCTCCCGTTTCCAGCTGCGCTCCCCATAGTAGGGCTCCTGAGTAGTCGTCACCGTCGAATGAGTCAGAGCCTCCACTGACTAATTTAAACAACACATTAGTGCTGGCCGAGGCAGCGGCATCTCCAGTAATTGAGCAGCGATACCACCCGTTTCCGCACCGTTCAATTGCAGCTGACCCACTGCTCACTGATGTGGAGCCATCTCCCGTCAGCGTAAACTGAACTGATGCATCCCACGTTGCTGTGTTACCAGCTTGAAGTGTGAGCTGAGTCAGTCCGGCAGCTTTTGCGTAAACACTCAGCGTGTATGTCGTGCCGCTTGTGAACGAAAACACTTTGGCAGCGTAGTGGGTTTCGCTTGCACCAGTGGCGTTCGCCGTTATGAGGTCCGCTGTCAGGTCGCCGGCTGGAGAGACCGCAGCATTTGGCTGGACAGTCGTGCGGCCTTTGGACCAATACGCATTGTCAAACTCCTCACTCCGGTTGAGGAGGTTCGTGGCAGACCCCTCAATGAGAATGCCCATAGATTGCCCATCTGTTGATGGGTCGTATTCAAAGCGAGGTTGCCCAGCAGTGGCCACTGATTTAAGTGACGGGGCATACTGCCTGTGGATGGAGGTTGTGGTGGCGTTGTAGTCAGTCGCACCCGTAGTGCTTAGGCTGGCGAATGCAACGTCGATTGAGCTGGAGCCGTCTCCAGTGTAAGAAACCAAACCAAAATCGTTCGCCACTGGAGCAGCTACATCGCTGAACCCTATACTGACGTATGTAGGCCCAGAACCCGTTGCCTTGAAAACGCACTTGTAGTAGCCATTGCCAGACTCAGTCTGGGTGGCTGACAAATTAGTCAGAGTGCTGGACGACCCGTTGGACGTGTGGGTAGCCCCACCTGACAAATCGAAAGTGGCTAATCCAGCTGACTGTGAATTGGCTGGGGTGTATAATGCTAAATTTAAGTATCGGGTTCCTGATTTTCGCTTGGCATACACCACGAAAGCCAGTTCGCCTGAAGCTGACATTGACTGGTCAACTCTGTGATAGCTTGTTGCTGTATTTTCCAGCAGCGTAAACCCGTCAGTTCCTCCAGATGGGTCAGTCTGACCGCCAGTTATTGACGTTAAACCCTGATTGGTCCAACTGGTGTTTAAGTCGCTCGACTGGAGAAGTAGGTTTTCACTGCTTAGGTGTTTCTCATTACTCCAGTAATGCACCGCCGATGGCGCAGCATAGGTTGGTGGAGTGTCGGCACGACTGAATGTAGCCCGTGGGTCAATGCGGCCACCGTTGGCAAAGTCAGCTTGGAAGACTGGCCTAGTGGCTGGGAAGTTGTCTGAATATGCCATTGGTGACCTCTCCGTTATTCAGTTGGAGTTTCGGTAGCGTCTGATTCTGGCTCAGTTGCCACCTCAGCAGCATCAGCGGCTTTCTTCGCAGCCCAGTCAGCTTTGACTGCATCAGTGAAAACTGCATTGCAGATGGCTTGGACGTTAGGCTCGGCCTGACTCCAGTCAGAGTCCGGCTGCATCACGCAACGTTCAAACGAGGCGGCGAGTTCGTTGCCGTCTTCGACAACACTAATGCGCTTACGGCATTGAACGGCGTATGGAGGGACAAATTCGATTTTGTCGCAGTATGTTTTCTTCTCAATCATAGTATTATTGGTTGTGGTCCATCCCAGTCTCCGACTGGGGTAAATTGCTTAGTCGTGTCGGTAGGTAACAGTTGCGAAGCTATTCACGCCAAAACTGGTAGCAGTCAGCCACAGTCTGTTCACGTTTGCGGCATAGCAGTTGCCTCGGTCGACGACTGAGGTGTCACTCACGGAGCCCTGTCCGGGGTATCCATTGGTTGCAAAAGGCAAGCCCTCAAGCCAGCCGCTTGTTGCGCTGGTTTTGGATGGGCTTCCACCAAACGTGACCCAGCAAGTTACGAGGTTCCCGACTTTCACATATTTACCCCCCATCGAAGTAGGAGTAACCGTCCAAGTCCCGCCAGCAGTTACGGTGAAGTCGCCAAATTCATAGTCGTCCAATAACCCACCGTTTGTGGCTACAGCTCCTGAACCCGTGGTCGTAGACCCGAAATCAATGCCTACTCCTGAGCCAGCAACTAGGTTGCCCGTGGAGTTAATGGTCCAGTGGGTGACTCCATTTGTGGCGAATACCATAGCGTTCGCCGTATGGTCATACTGAATTTGGCCAGCGAAGCTGCTTGCTCCGGTTCCGTCCGCGAAGAAAATGTTGCCGGTTTTGTTGGTGGCACTTAAAACGGTTAGACCTCGATGGTCTGCCCCATCACCGACAACCAATTGGTTGCTCCAAGCAAACATGTCTGATGGCGAGGATGTCCCGATGCCGACCCTCTGGTCCGAATCGATGGTGATAGCAGTCGTGTTTACGGTTCCAATCTGGAGCTGGTCTGCGCTGTGGTTGTAGACGATTTTCCCAGCAGCACGTTGAGACGAGCTGGTTGTGCCGTCAGCAAAAAACAAGCTACCCGTGCTGCTACTGCCGCTGGCAATCGTCATTCCAGAGGAGCCATCCTCGTCCCCGACAATCAGCTTGTCAGCAACTGCTGAGTATCCAGACCCGACATTACCAACCGAGACATTGTCAGCCTCGACAGTACCAACTGATATGCCCTCACTTGATTGATAGGCCATATCGCCCAGCATGCCGTTCAGCGGAACCTCGTTGGGTGCAGTGCCAACGTCTGGGACTTCGAGGTTGCCTTTAGCGTCATCGAGTGTAGTTGCTCCAGTTCCACCCTCGGTGATTTCTTTAGTCCCATCGACCACCCGGACATAGGCGCTACCATCATAGACAGCTTGGTCGCCGACTGAGTAAACGCCAAACGCAGTTTGGATCACGTAAAAGTCACCTTGAGTCGTGGAGGTAAGATCCCCAGCACTGTTGGCCACACCAACAAAGTTCATGCCCTGAGCCAGTGAGTCTGGGATCTGGGAGGCGCTCAGTTTGTTGTCGGAATCTAGCGTTGCGATGCCGTATGTGGCAACGTCCGCTGCAAAGTCCGTGGAGATCTCGCTCTTTAACTCCGAGTAGGAGAGGCGGCGAGTACCAGCTGTCGAGCTGTCGATGATGAACTCATCTGTATCAGCTGCTGTGTTCGTATTGGGTAGATCTTTTACTCGGATGTTAGCCATGATCAGTCTTTCTGGATAATAAGGTTTGCTCCGTCACTGATTGTGTGACCAGTGCTCGAAACAATGAAAACGGTAGGCGAGACAGCAATGCGACTGGGCGTTGTCATCATCGCAAACAAGGTCATTAGTCTGGCGATCATTCGTGGTACAAGAATGCGTTGCCACTATCGATGGTCACTGACTTGGCATCGATCCTCGGACAGAACCCAGCCGGGATAGTAAGTCCACCACCCGGGAAGTCTTCCAATGCGCCATCATAGCTACTGATAACGACATCGCTGATGGCATAAATGTAATTCCACTTGCCCGTGTATGTGCCAGCGGTGGTAACGACCCGACCTTTTCCTTGAATAAAATCTCTCATAGATCCCAGACCTTTTTGACTTTGGTTTTTGAAAATCGACTGTTCCAACCCTTGTGCTCTGCGCGGTAGTAACCTCGCCGCATCTGCTCCCTCTGATCTGGGAGACTTGCTCCGGTGTGCATCCGAAAGCCCTCGGGCTCTGTGATGCGTTTCCATGTGACGCCCTCATTGACGAACTCTTGAGTGCCCATGGGCTTGTTCGCCTCGATGCGTTCCCCGGCTATGTTTTCAAACGTGTAGGTTGGCATTTAAGGTGGGGGAGGTTGCCCTCCCCCATTGTGTGATATTTACAGCTGCGCTCCTTTGAGCATCGCCAGCATTCCCTCGCGGTCGCTTGGACCCTCGGGTGCTTCCTCACCAGCTCCGAGATCAACACCGTTTGCCGTTTTGGCGTACAGTGTGACGCCTCCCTCGCCAGCTTCCTCAACAGTGCCCTCAATGGTGACGGTCACAGTGTCGCCAGCTTGTGGCATCACTTGTTCCTCACCGTCCATGATGGCTACCGCCTCAGTGGGTATCGTTATCTCGAATGGCATGATGATTATGCTCCGTAGCCGGTCTTGGAGTAGACGCGAGCGATGTGCTTAGGCTGGATGTTCTTGGCTGCGAAGAATGATTTGAAACCAACAAGGATGCGCTGGTTCAAAGGATCATTCTTGTCAGCTCCGGTCACAATGTAGACCGATGGGCTGTATGGGCTCTGGCTTCCGAGAGAGGGAACACCGTAAGCCTGAGCACCAACAACAACAGAGCCGTAAGCCTTGTCAGTTGCAGTCGAGTCGTAGGTGAACTGAGAACCAGCAGCATCAGCAATCCAAGGCTCAGTGGTTTCCACGAAACGGACACCGTGCATACGACCGATCTCACCGCGCAGACGAGCTTGTGGCTCAGCGTAGTGGTGCGCTTCTTGCCACTCGGAGTCAGACAGCAAGTCACGAGCCTGTTGGGGACCAACGATAGCAACGAACCCACCATCAATAGGAGTGGCAGCTTGAATCTTCAATGCCGTGGCGGCATCCAGCCAGTCGCTGGCATCAGCAGCGGTGATGGAAGCCCCGTAAGAAGTGGGTGAGCCGGAGTAGATGTTGTTTTCGGTTGGAATGCCGCCGTCATTGCTGAACAGCTCAGCGCGGATAACGCTGTCGAGCTTCAGAGCACTGTCACGACCAATGCGAAGAGTGGCTTGCTCGATGTTGTTGAACAATGCAGTTGCGTCAGCCAGATCAGAGATAGAGAGAATCTGACCGTATTGATTGAGAGGAGCCTCAACGTATTCGAGCTGTAGAGCCTTGGTGGTTGGCGTGGTTCCCTCGGTAAGAGAATCAACGTGACCAGCGTCTCCGGCTTCGTATCTGAAAAAGCGCATCGTCCGACCTCCAGCGCGCTCGGGCAAAGGAGCCTTCATTGCGAACTGGTCCAAAACGACAGTCTTTTCAATCGTGGCCAAAAGCTCGCGACTGAAGTATGTCTGCATTGCGTGTGAAATGTCGCCACCGGAGGCTCCGCCTCCGCCGCCATTTGTGGTGCTAATAGTAGAATCTGCCATAGTATTTCCTTACCTTGTGGCTGAGCGAGTCATGCGAAGAATCGCTTCACGCTGCTCCTCGCGGCTCATGTCGCCAAACCCTTTCGGGGCTGATCGACGAGGAACATCGCTCGTGCCTAAATTTAGTTTTCGTTTGTAGTTATCGAGCTCCTCGCGGAGCTTCTTGTTCTCGTTTGAAACTGTCTCGAGCCGCTTTGAGTTGACGTAGTATTCGGCAACCTCAACTGCATCCCGAAACCCAGACGAGTAAGTGGATAGGGCTGGCTTGTTCTTGAGCAAAAACTCGGTGGCCTTGTAGAGCTCACTCTCCGGATTGTTCAAGTCAGGCTTGTCCTTGACCAACTCACTCACGGAGTCCGACCATTCTTTTTTGAATCGATTGACCTCAACAGTCTTCTGGGCGTTCTCGCGTTTAGACCTAGCTTCCTTAGCCATTCGCATGGCTTCCTCTGCTAGTTCCGGTTCTCCCGAGTCGCGAAATCTTTCTGCCACCGCTTCGTAGACATCCGGTGATGCCTCGTCCCCTTTATTGGCGATCTCGTCGGCTAGTTTGTTCCGGTCTGATTCGAGCTGGATGCGCGAGGATTCGAGCTCCTCCTTAGCCACTCTGAGAGACTCACGTTCTTCTTGAAGTTTTTGCCATGTTTTCTTCTGGCGTTCTTCAGCTTTACGGAGTTTCTCGTATCTCGATTCAGTCTTCTCGTCAGACGTTTCTGACTGTTCAGAGTCAGTTGATTCAGCCGGTTTGGCTTCCTCCACTTGAGCCTCTTCATTTACAGCGATTGGCTCTTCCGCTGAGGGTGACTCTTGCTCTGGAGTGGCAGTGGGCGTTTCTGCCGGGGTTTCGCCCGAGATGAGACGCAGCATTGCGTCTCGGTCCATGGCTTCTGTCATATGTCTTCGCTATCATCGGAGTCCACGAGCAGTCCGTTCGAGACCAGCGTATCCAGAGCGGCAATGCCGTCCCTGAAGCCCATGGCGTATCCAACATTGTATTGAGCCTTGTCGGCTCCTCGGTCAATAGACGCAAAGCTTTGCTGAACTATCCACCGAAAAATTGTCATTTTAATTTTCTGCCCCAGTGGGCTGCTGAGGAAGCTGCTGAGGGCTTGGGCTTCCTCCTTGGTCCACTCCGGGGATTGGAGCCCCGGGTCCAGCTTGCTGAGGCGGTATGCCGCCTTGATCAGTTTGAGTAATCGCATCGGAAATTTCTTGAATCTCTATCGCCAGCTCGCGAGCAGCCTTGCCGTCTTGTTGCTGGAACTGCTCCATGTGCGCTCCAATGTGTTCTTGGATACGCTGGAGCTCGATAGGATCTGTCGGGGCATTCTGGGCACGCTTGAGTGCTAAGTAATCAAGCATGGTCCGAACGTGGGTGGCATGGTCATCACCGGGCTTCACCACAGCTGGGAAGCCGATCTTCATGACACTCAGCTCGACAGCTTGATCCTCTGCTTGGTCTGCTGCTTCAATCCCGGGATCAGTGAGCAAACGCTTAACGAGCCCAGAGTCATCAGCCTCGAGGACTGATCGCCTTAGCTCGACTTGATCGATGTTTGGATCGTTCACAAACATCTGGAAGCGAGCCACCGCCTTTTGGAAGTGAAACTGTTTGTTCACACCATCAGCCGATCCGCTAGGCACGATGTCGTAGTCCTCATGCAGCGCCTCTTGAGGAATCTTCTGCAACGTGTCGAGGTAATAAAAATTGAGGCTCGAGCGGTCGAACTGCGTCAGTAGCGACCAGCACTGCCTGTAGAGATCTCCCAAAAACAAGCGGAACGTCCGCATACGTAGATCAGCTGATTGACTGAACAGATTTCCGATTGCACTAATTTCTGTAGCAGTCCTACGCTGGTTCTGATCGAGAGTCTGAGAGATCCCGAAGTCCGGAGTACTTACCCGTTGTTGGGCGAGTTCCCGATACAGAATCATGTGCTGATCAAACGAGATCGGCGGCTGAGGCATCGGGATTGGTTGTATGTCCTCCGGTAAAATCTGTCCGGGCTGAAAACGCAAGTTGGCTGTGTT